CCACTCCATCGCCCGCAGCGTCGGCGCGAGATCCTCCATGGCGTCGGCACCGCCGTCCTTGGCCGAGAAGGCGAGCGTCATCACGGCAGGAACGCCGTCGATGGCTCCGTTGTAGCAGTCGACGGCGACTCGCTCGGCCTCGTCGCCGCTGCAACGGTCAAGGCTTCGCGTAATTGTTCCGGCAACTCTTTCCCGCGCTTCTCGGCTCGGCGCAAGATCCCCGCGCAGGCTTTCCGGCTCAAAAAGTACCGCTGCGGCAGGCCGCCAGTCTCCAAGATATCCGACAACGAACACGCGGCGGCGGCGCTGTGGAACTCCGAAATGCTGAGCGTCAAGAACGCGGTAGGCGAACCCATACCCGCATTGCCCCAGGAGCCCGAGGAAGGCGGCGAAAGCGCCTCCTCCGTCGATCGACAGGAGGCCGGGGACGTTCTCCCAAACCAGCCAACGGGGGCGAAGCCGTCGAGCAAGCCGCACAAACTCGAGGGTGAGGTTGCCCCGGTCTCCAGTAAAGCCCGCGCGAAGTCCCGCGACCGAGAAGTCCTGGCAGGGGGTGCCCCCAACGAGAAGGTCAATTGCTTCATAATCGCCTTCATCGATGGTGGTGAAATCGCCGTGAACCGGCACGCCGGGCCAGCGCTCGGCGAGCAGCGCGCGGGGGAAGGCGTCGACCTCGGAAAAGAAGGCAGGACGCCAGCCGAGCGGGTGCCACGCGACCGAAGCGGCCTCGATGCCGGAGCAGACCGAGCCGTAGATCATGGCAAACATGTTGGCACACGTTGGCTACGCCAACAAGCGCGGGAGCGGCTTAAGAGCCGCGACGCGACGCGCGCGTCACCTGCGACATAGTGTCAAAGATGATGATTTTAATGGCAAACGGCGATTTTGCTCTTGCCTCGTTGCGACCGCCCACTTATGTTGTGTCTACCAACACGGACCCGCGCCTCGGGGTTGATCAGGGGCGGAACTAGCGGAGGGTTGGTTATGAAGCAGATTCGCCGTTTGCCGCCACGCAAATTAGATTTGTTTGCGGCATCTCCGGTTAGCGACAAATGTGAGTTCAGGGCAGCGTTTGAGCGTGCATGTGCGCTGTACCCTTCCACAAAGCTTGGGTATATCGGCACAGATGGCACGCACCATTATTTCCAAGAGCGTGGCGTTGCTGAGGCTTATCTCGTTCCCGTTAGTGCGGGATGGTCGAAGAGGTAACTGATCACTCCGGCAAAAAGGCCCCCGCAAAGGGGGCTTTTTTCATGCCTGCGTCATCGGGTCTTGCTGGTATGGCGCGGCTCGCGACCGGTGATGTTGTGGCCGCGCAGGCTAGGATGCACGGCAAGACCGCCTTGGCCCATGCCGAGCCCATCGGTGGCACCGCCAAGGGGGCTGGCCGGCGGCGCGGCGGGCGGGAGGGGTGGACCCGGCATCGGCATCGCCTCAGCGGCGTCGTCTGGCGGGCCAGCAGGCGGGGGAACGAGAGGGGGCTGTAGGGTGGTGGCCGCCAATGCCTTCATCGCGCCAGCGCGCCCCGGAGGGCGTCTAGCGGCGATCGGCGGTTTGCGCATCCCGCGCATCAGGGTTTGCCCTTGTCGGTCAGGTATTCGGCGCACGAGGCGTCGTAGGCAAGACCCCCCTCGCCGGGCTGGCTCTTGTCGTGGTAGGGCGGCGGGACTTGCTTGTTCGCCCCGCTCGTGCCGCCGGCCGAGCGCCCGGCCCGCCAGCCGGTCGTGCCGTCGCGATAGCCATCGGTGTTGGGCAGGACGTGCGTGTACTGGCTGTTGCCCGCGCTGCCGCCATAGCCGGAGCGTTTCGGCCGCGACGATGGGCCGGGGAAAAGCTTGGTTTTCATCGGGAGCCTCCAGGTGAGGCGGGGCAGCGACGGGTCGCGCCGCGTAGCAGAAGATTACGCTTGCGCGTTTCGACGCGCAACTCCTTCACCGACTCCAACGTCGGCAACATGCAGCGGTCGCACGATCGCCAGAACCGACCATGCTTGCAGGTCAGGTGCGACAGCTGCTTGAGCGGCGGGTGACGCATCTGGTGGTCGAGCCATGCCACGGCGCTGGGCTGGTCATCCATGCGGGCTCTCATCAGGCCAGCTTGTAATGGTCGGCCAGGACGTCGAGGCCGAGCTTGACGATGCCGGCGATCTCCTGGCGGTTGCGCCCGAGCAGCCGGGCGAGGTCGCTTATCGAGATGTCGCCCGCGCCCGGCAGACCCACCACGATCGGCACGACGTAGCGCCACAGCGGGCCCAGAGCGGCGATGGCGGCCTTGTAGCGGCGCATCGCGGCGAGCTGCGCCTGAGCGATGTACCAGCCGCTGGTCGAGCTGCCGCCGCGGGCGTCGCGTGCGCCGTGGATGCCGAGGTCGCTGTCGTCGCGCAGGCGATCGGCGGCCTCGGCCTGACGCGGCGTGATCGCCCCGTCGCGCAGCAGCCGCTCGACGGTCGACAGCGCCCGGTACATCCGCATGCCGGCGCGCGCCACCTCGGCATCGGTGCTCGGTGCCGGCGCGCTGAGGAACGCCGAGCGCGATCGGCGCTCGAGCGTTGGCTCGTTAAGGCTGGGAGGCATGTTCGGCACCCTGTGGGTGGGCGTTGTCGGGATCGACGGGCTCGCCGGTGACCTCGGCCTCGGCCCGGGCGAGCTGATCCGGCCACACCCTGACCCGCCCTGGCCGCTCCTCCGCGGGGACCGGGCGCGCCAGATTGTCGATGTAGCCGAGCATCTGGCCGATGACGCGCTCCTGCCGCCTCAGATCGTCGCGGCAGTCCAGAAACGATCCGCCGGCCCGCAGGTAGGTGTCGAAATCGCTGTAGCCGAGATCGTGCGCCCAGCGATCGAGGTGGCGGCGTGCGGGGTCGGTTTTCATGGCTCATCCCTCCCAGATGCCGACTGCTGCTGCGAGCAGGCGGCGGTTGCGGACCGCGCGTTGGCACTGGTCACGAAGCTCGGCGAGTGCGGGGAAGAAAACCTCGCGCTGGGCAATGCCGCGGAGCGCGCTGCGGATGACGTCGGGGGGAAACTCGGCCAGCTCCTCGGCGAGCGCGACGTAGGCTGCCTCCCGGTCGGTCTCGTCGCTGGCCCTGCTCTTGGTCAGCATTCGCAGCCGCGCCAGCTCCTGCACGACCATCTGCGGCGGCGATGGCTGGAGGGCGGCAGCGACCAGCTGGCGCGCGGCCTCGATGCGCTCCGCGTCGACCGGGCGAGCAAGCCGGTAGCCGACCACGCGGTAATCGTATCCGTAGCTTGGGTCGGTGAACTCCTCGTCAACCGAAGCGAGCCGCTGCCCGAGCTGCTGCTCTAAGGTCGCTCGCAGGACCGCGTCGGTCGTCGCCGGGTCGCTGGCCGCCAGCGGACTGCGCAGGACGACGGGTAGGCTCGTTGCGGACCCAGTACCGCCATGCGGCATGCCAATCGATCTTTCGAGCGTTTGGCCCGGCCTTGGCTGTCCAGAAGTCACGGAACCCGGCGGCGGTGTCGTCGGGGTCGAAGCCGCGGTCGCGAGCGTACTGGCGATCCTCGAAGTCAGGGGTCCAATCGGACGCAAGCCGAGTTCCTCGTCGCTCATGGGGCTTCTCCTTGGGGGGGCACTCACAAGGGGGGGAAGCATCTCCGTTAGGAGATGCATTTGTTGGTGGTTGATAGTTGTTAGTTAGCTTTTCGGAAAATAAACCGCCGGGTTTATCGAACCCATTGATATGCTTAGGAGGACGACCTCCTTTGCGCCCGTTCTTCGCCGCTTCTTCGACCCTACACGTCGCCCTCTCCACCTCTTCTACGGCTCTTCTGCACCCGATCTGCGCCCCTTCTGCGACCAGCCGACCGGTCTCAATCAGCCGCTCGATGATCCGGCCGATGTCCTTATTTGACTTGTGAGGCCGGAGCTTTGCGCGGATCCAGGTAAGGTCGCGGTCGATCATGCCGCGCCGGCTGTAGCAGAGCAGATTGACCAGCCAATACACGCCCAGCTCGGCAGCCGTCATTTCGCCGGCAATGGCAGCGAGAAATTCGTCCGCATACAGATCGACCCGGCGGATCTTGACCGTCATGCCGCGCCCTCCATCAGGGCACGGTGGGTGGCGATCAGCACGTCGATGACGAGGCCTGCGGTCAGGGCGAGCCGGTGCGTCGGCCTGAAATTGACCGCCGCCAGCATCTGCCGGTGGGTCAGACCCTGGCGACGCCAGTAGAGATATTGCTCGATCGCGACGGCGGTGTGGTCGAGATCGAGCGCGCTCCTGTTAGGGTTCTCGCAGTTGAACGGGCTCGCGCTCAGCTCTAGGTTCGCGCCCCGAGGTGGGCTCGCGCGCGGATGTGGGTTCTCGCTGCCCGTAGGGCTCGTGGGCTGTGGCAGCGCCATCTCATGCGGCCCTGCCAATGCGGTGGTCGGGATCGATCCAATCGGCCGGCAGGCGGCCCCAGCTCTGCAGGGTTTCGCGTACCTCCGGCCATGTCTCGCAGACCGCGTACGGGATGCCGTAGCGCCGGCAATTGTCGCGGAAGGCGATCTGGTCGGAGCTCAGCCGGCCGCGCTCCTGGCGGTCGAAGAGCCGTTTTTCGGCGGGCCGCTTCAGCTCGATGCAGCCCGCGCCGGTCGACCACAGCACGACGAGGTCGGCCGCGCCGGGGGTGAGTTGGCCGAAGGCTTTGGCCTGGGCGACGATGCGCGCCGCCAGGACGCGCTCGGCCGGGGTTCGGGCCGGCAGGTAGATCCCGTTGGGGCTGCCGATGACCAGGGCGTCGAGCGGGGCGTGGCGAAGGCGAGTGATGACCTCTCTCTGGAGGGTCCGCTCGGCCTGTCGCATCAGGGGTGCCCTCGCCGGTAATGTTGTTGTCACCAAATAAATGTTGCCGGCAGCAACATGCTGCGGTAACAGGATCGTTACTTAAGCCGAGACCAGGGTTCGCCCGTGCTTGGTGCGACGACCGCTTTCCGAGACCGACGACGACCAGATGTCGGGCCGAATATCGTGCAGGGGGATACCCAGCGCCTCATGCACGGTGCGCGCGTGATGCACCGGCAGGAGGCCGCGCCGGGTGCGCCGGTAGCCGCAGACCGTAGACCAGTGGACGTCGAGCAGATCGGCAAGCTGGCCGATCCCGCCGGCGGCGGCGGCGATCTCGTCGATGGTCATGCCGTGGGTCATGACAACAAAATTTTCGATACAGGGCCGACCGTCAAGCACAGAAACAGAGCCGTCTGAACATTCAACGAATAAGGGATTATAGGGCGATGGCGCACAACCAGGGGCAGGAACGAGACCGGCAAAGAACAATAGATGATGATATGCCCTTGGAATTAGTTATTAACGATAATCGAGAATTGCGCACGAACATTGGGCGACACTTGGGGGGCATACGAAAACTAAAGAAAATCTCTCAAGCAAAGGCGGCTGAAGACCTCCGAATTTCGCGACCACACTTGTCGAACATCGAGCAGGGCCGCACGCGAACGGATTGGAAGGGGTTGCGCGCGATGGCGTCCTACTATCAGCTTGGAATTAAAGACTTAATTGATGAATGCACCCGCATGCCGGCGTTTGTGCCGCCCATGCCGTTTCCCCCAACCGTGATAAACTACGACGCTAAGCTCGCGTCTGCGGTGTGCGGCCTATCCGAGGACGAGATCTTTATCCTGGGCACGCTACGGACGCTGCCCCATCCCGACCAGCGGCAGGTAGCACAACTAATTTCGCAGCTACACCAGCGCCGTATCAACAAAGTTGGCGAACCGTAGCAAACACCTGTTGCACGCTCCCTGAGGGGGGTGGCAACATGTCGCAGACCCCCACAAGGAGGCTGCGGCAATGACCCGAGCCGGTCTCGCAAACCTACTCCTGAACATCCGATCGAGCGCCACCGGATCGACCGGCGGATACTACCTGCAGATCTGGCTGGTCGCCCTGGTCGCCGCAGCCATCGCGGCCGGGCTGGTACTGCGATGAGCGGGACTGAGCTGGAGCTGCAGCCGCCGCAGCCGCCGGCCGCCATCGCCTCGACCGGCCAGACGACGCTTCTCGACATCATCAGCCGCGCCGCAGCCGATCCCGCCACCGATGTCGACAAGCTTGAGCGGCTCATGGCGCTCTACGAGCGGCAGACCGCGCGCGAGGCGCATGCCGCCTACACCGCGGCGCTGGCCGAGATGCAGCCGCTGCTGCCCGAGATCGCCGAGCACGGCGAGATCACCGGCAAGACCGGCGATGTGCAGTCGACCTACGCGCTATGGGAGGACATCCAGCGCGACATCAAGCCGATCCTCGCCGCCCACGGTTTTGCCTTGACGTTTGCCGTCGACCATAGCGAGGGCAAGCTGCTGGTCACCGGCAAGCTGAGCCACCGCCTCGGCCATGTCGAGCAGACCACGATGGCGCTGCCGCTCGACACCAGCGGCAACAAAAACACGGTCCAGGCCTATGGCAGCTCGACCAGCTACGGCATGCGCTACACGGCGCGAGCCTTGCTCAACCTGACCAGCCGGGGCGAGGACGACGACGGCGTGGCCGGCGGCACCAAGCTGATCAGCGAGGGCGAGCTCGAGGCGCTGCAGCAGCTCGCCAAGGTCGCCCAGGCCGACATGCCGCGCTTCCTTGCCTTCCTCAAGGTGACGTCACTCGACCAGCTCCCGGCGCGCCGCTACCGCTTCGCCGAGACCGCGCTGCAGGAGGCGATCCGCAAGCGGCAGGCGCAGCCATGATCGACGTCTACGACATGCCGCAGGGCAGCCCCGAGTGGTACGAGGCCCGGCGCGGCATCGCCACCGCCTCCGAGTTCGCCGCGATCTTGGCAAAAGGCCAGGGCAAGATGCGGCGCGCTTATATGATGCGGTTGGCGGCCGAGCGCATCACCGGCGAGGTGCAGGTAACCTACATCAACCGGCACATGCAGCGCGGCCGGGAGTTGGAGGCCGAGGCGCGCGAGTATTATGCGTGGCTGGCCGAGGCCGAGCTGCAGCAGGTTGGGTTTGTCCGCAACGGCGATGTCGGCTGCAGCCCCGACGCGCTGGTCGGCGCTGCCGGCATGGTCGAGGTCAAGACCAAGCTGCCGGCTCTGTTGCTGGAGGCAATGATCTCGGACGGGGTGCCCTCCGAGCACTGGGCCCAGGTTCAAGGCGGCCTGTGGGTGTGCGAGCGCCAGTGGTGCGACTTGGTCTGCTACTGGCCGGGCATGCCGCCGCACATCGTGCGCGCCGAGCGGGACGAGGCGTATATCGCCGCGCTCGCCACCGAGGTCGCCCGGTTCAATGCTGACCTGGAGGAGGTTGTGCAACGGGTGTCGACCCGGTCCAGCCCAATTTTGGGATCCGCAGCATGAGCGAAACCTCCGCCGCGATCGAACACGCGCGCCGGTTGGCAGCGTGGCACGCTGCCAGACCTCCCCGGGCCGCCTGATCGCATGGCTGGCGACCCGCTCTGGTATCGCTGGAACGGCGCGGCGATGCTGCCGATGCAGCCCGAGCTGGCGGCGCAGCAATTCCACATCGACGGGCGCTACCTGCTGGAGGCGCACCACGAGCGCTCGTACCAGCGGCACAAGGCGTTCTTCGCCGCGGTGCATGAGGCGTGGACGAACCTCGCAGCCGCAGAGTTCCCGACGCCCGAGCATCTGCGCAAGTTCGCCCTGATCCGCACCGGCTGGCGCGACGAGCGGGTCATGGTGTGCGCGTCGCCGGAGGCGGCCGAGCGCTTGGCGACGTTCTGCCGGCCGTTCGACAGCTACGCGGTGATGCTCGCCGATGGGCCGATCCTGCGGGTGTGGACCGCGCAGAGCCAGAGCTATCGCGGGATGGGCCGCGACCGTTTCAACAAATCGATGGAGGACGTGCTGAACTACTGCGCGGGTCTGATTAGCGTGTCGACAGAACAGCTACGAGAGCAGGGAGACGCGGCATGATCATTGCCCCCACCAATAAGGCCTGCCCCGATTGCGGCGAACCGCTGCACATCGCTTTTGCCATCGACCCCTACGAGGTCATCGCGCGCTGGCTCTGCGGCTACGGCACCGCGGCCGGCATGCCCGGCTACACCTCACCGGCAGCGGTGGCTGAGCACCTGCGCAACACCTTGGCGAGGAACGACCCCGAATACCACGATCGGCTGATGGCGGCGGCGACCGCGACGGTCAGCTATGTCGGCGCGCGGATCCTCGAGCAGATGTCGATGATGGACGACACCGAGGCCGGTCATGCCTGACCGCAAGTGCGGCGGCTGCACGCTGTGCTGCCGGCTGCTGCCGGTGCGCGAGCTGCACAAACCGAGCAACACAAGGTGCGAGCACCAGGGCCGCAAGGGCTGCGCCATCTACCATCGGCTCGGGTTCCCGGCGAGCTGCGCGATCTGGTCGTGCCGGTGGCTGACCGAGGACGATACCGCCGACATGGTGCGGCCCGATCGCGCCGGGTATGTGCTCGATGTCATGCCCGACATCGTGCGAGCCCGCGACGATGCGAGCGGGCGGATCGAGCAGATCGAGGTCGTCCAGGTCTGGGTCTCGCCCGGGGGCGACCCGCTCGCCGACCGGGCGCTGCGGCGCTATGGCGAGCGGCTGGCCCGGCGCGGGGTGGCGCTGCTGCTGCGCTTTGGCAGCGACCGCGCGACCGCTGTCTTCGCCCCGCCGTTTAGCGCCGACCATAAATGGCACGTCGTCCCCGCGGAGCAGATGGAGCGGGCCGAGACCCGCACCGGCAGCCTGCTGCTCGATCAGCTGATGGAGGAGCGCGCGCATGCATAGCCACATCCGGCACTGGGAGATCGGCAAGGCGCGCGCGACGCTGTGGGTGCGCGGCCTGCCGATGCCGGGTCATCGCACCATGGCCGAGATCATGGCCGAGGAGCGCGAGATCCACATCGCCAAGGGCGCATTGGCGTTTCGGCGCGCTCGCAAACTTGACGCGAAGGAGGTTGGCGATGGCAAGCCGCGGGCCCCTAAACTTTAGGCAACGGGACGTCACCGCGGCTGTCAAAGCCGCGAAAAACGCTGGTGAAAATGTCGCGCGCATCGAGGTCGACCGGGAGGGCAGGATCACTATATATGTTGGTGACGGCAACATGCCGGCGGTGACAACCGCAAACCAACTTGAAAGACGGATCGATGAAGAAGTTGCCCTACGTTCAAAGCTTCGACGGGTATAACTACCTCCGCTACCGGCAGCAGCCGCGGGTGCGGTTGCCCGATGGCAGCACCGCAACGCCGGCTTTCAAGGCCGCCTACAAGGCGGCGCTCGCCGCCGCCAAGGCGCAGGACAAGCCGACGCCGCCGACCCCCAGACGCAAAAAAAAGCTGCCCACCAGCGGCGGAACGATCCGCGACGCGGTGGACAGCTACATGCGCAGCCCGGCCTGGGCCAAGCTGAAGGGGGGGACGCAAGTGGGTCGGCGCTACCTCCTGCAGAGCTGGGCCGAGCAGTACGGCGACGAAGTGCTCGGCGAGCTGACGCCGAAGGCGATGCGCGGGATGCTGTATCTGCGCTCCGCTACCCCGGGCGCGGCGCACAACTGGCTCGTCGCGGTGCGCGGTCTGGTGCAGGACCGCCTCGCCGCAGGCGAGATCGAGGAGGATCCGACCGCCGGCCTCAAGTCACCGCGCAGCAACAACCCCGATGGCTATCTGCCGTGGGAGCCCGAGCACCTGTCGCTGTACCGCTCGTACTGGGCGAGCGGCACAGTGCAGCGGCTGGCGCTGGAGGTGCTGTACTGGACCGGCGCGGCCTGCTGCGACGCGGTCAAGCTGACCCGCGAGAACATCAGCGAGGGGCTCGTGCAATTCGAGCGGCAGAAGACCGGCGCGCCCTCGTTCCCCGGGTTCGCGGCCGAGTTGGAGCGCGAGATCGCCGCCTGCGTGGTGGCTCCGATCGAGGGGCCGATCCTGCGCACCGAGCAGGGGCTCGCATTCGGCGCGCACTACTTCTCGGCGCGCTTCGCCAAATGGGCCCGGCAGGCCGGCGTCCCCGCCGGCTACAGCGCACACGGCGTCCGCAAGCGGGCGGCGACCGACGATGCCGAGGCGGGCCGCACCACGACCCAGCTCAAGGCCAAGTATGGCTGGACGACCAGCGACCAGCCCGACCACTACACCCGCAGCGCCGACATGAAGCGGGTCGCCCTGGCGATGGCAAAATCGGCCTAGTCAGGCAAATCTGTCAAACGGCTCTGATCTACGTCTAAACCCCTGATATCGCTCGACCGCAGAAGTTTCCACCGGACTATCTGATTGAGGCGATGTCAGGGGCTTAGCCATTTTGTTTGACACTTGCGCA